CTTTGTCATATGATCGTAGGTAGCTGTAGCAATCGTCCAGCCAACCACGCTGTTCCTCGGTGGCCTGGAGGTATCCAGTCACTCCGATTCCCATTCGCATGTTCTTATGCACGATGTCCTCTGTTTCTTTGATAGCACACTTGATCGACAGGCTGTGCTTGTTAATCCTGTAAAGATATCGGGCAACCTTTTTGAGCTCCTCGTAGTGCTCGATGTTCGGCAAATAGATCTCAGCCAAACAACATGTCTCAAAGTTGGCTAGTGACTGTTCCGCACAAGGGTTGAATCCCTGTACGTCTGGGTCAGGATACTTTACCTCGAACGTGCGCCCCATCTTACGGGAAGCGTCAAGGTTAATTAGTCCATAGGGCTCGCCGTTTCCTTTGTAGCCCTCCCAGAACTCCTCTGGTAATAACTCCATGTCTGAACAGATCACCGAGTTGTTAGACATAGCCCTCCAATTAGGTATGCCTCCGAGATCCCATCGCTTTGCTTGTAGGTACTCGATGTCGTCGCAGTCGCCAAGAGCAATCTGAGCGCTTCTGCGTACGTTTCCTGCCACTACAATCTTACCGATGATGTTCATTACGTCCAGACAATCCACAGGTCGTAATCGACGTCCTGAGCGGTTGTTTAGGATAGTGTTGATTTCGCCCATTCCCCAAACCAAATCCTCTGGCCCAGAAGCTGTGCCTCCAAAGCCTTTGATGGCAGACCCTTTAGATCGGATGAGGTGAGTAGCATAGGTGAAGTCATCTCCTGTGACAAACGAAGATTCAAGTACACGACGAAGCAATTCAACCCAACCCTCTCTGCTGTCAGGCACGATAAAGTCTGCATCGTTAGCGTCTATACGCTCGACCGATACGCGGTTCTTTACTTTAGGTAGTTGGTATACGTTCTCCCTTTGGATGTTAAACCCTACACCCGATCCCAGCATAAGCATCTCGAATGCCCAGGTGAATGGACGGATAGGATCATCGACCACAACGAAGGCGCAGTTCTGCAAGGAAGGAAGACCTAATCGGTCGACCGTCTTTGTGCCTAGCTGCCAAAGGAATCGACCAGCGACGGTGCCTTTAAGTTCCATCATGAGACGCTTAAGCTCTCCCTCTTCGAACTGAGTGAAACCAACGTTAAGCTGCTCATCGCAAGCCTTAACTACGCGATCGACTGTGTCTTCCCATTCCTCGGTCGGTCCAGAATCACCCTCCAGTGGACGGGCATAGGTTCTTTTAAAAACGGGGTAACCTACTTCTCCCCATGGTGTTTCATTTTTTTTCATTGTATTGTTTTGCTACTCTTTTGTATTGACTCCTCATAAACTCAGTGGCGGTCGGCACAACTCTAACCAACTCTCGTTCATGAGTCTTTTTTACGATCACGTAACGTTTGGCACGCTTCTTTTTAGGCACCCTGGACAGTGTCTTTTCACGCCTGCTGGCAAGGATCATGATTTCTTGTTGCCTTTGCAGAATCATGTATCCCAAAACAAACAGACCTACATCGGCTAGTAGTAAAATAACCTGCATCAAAAGAGATGTGTTATCCTAGCAACCTGACCGTGCTTAGGGTGGTGAACAAATCCCTCAACCGCCTTCGGTGCGTGCTGGTACCCATTTCTGTGGTGCCAACTGTCCGCTCCCGATGGCGACCTTAACGACTCTATAGTGACTCCAGGATAATCTTTACTGGTTTTGTGGTGGACGTGGTGTGTGTACACGTACCTGTGTTCAGTTTGAGACCAGTATAAAGGTGCCTCTGTAGCCATTAACAAGGGAAGGTCGTTTAGCTTCGCCCCATCGCCATGTGTGCTTCCGATGAGGTTATTGCCGTACTTGTAATATTTGCGATGGTTCAGGTTGGTGTCGAACGTCATGTTCGGTTCCTCAGAAAACCATGTTGCAATGATGTCACACAGGAAGAACCCATGGACGTAGTCGTGGTTGGAAGGGTTGTATACAAAATGCACCGGGGCAATTGAAAGCAGCGCCTCGATCACATCTATGTAAAGCTGCTTCGCCATCATGAAGTTGCTAAACCACATACCATCCGTGTCCTGCGGAGTGCCAGACGTAGTGGTCCTTCGCGGAGAGTCTATGTGCAGGATGTCATTGCCGCCAATAAAAACGATCTGATCAATATCAAATCCGTGAGATTTATCGACAATGCCCTCAACCCCACGCAAGACCCTAGCGACTGCCATGTTAGAGTCATAGTCCTCCCCTGTTTCGAAAGCCATAGAAAGCTTTCCGATGTGAATGTCGGCTGGGTCGATCACAAGACAATGCCCGTCTGAGTATTGTTTGTAGTCAAACCCTCCGTACTTCGGGGCATAGGACTTCATGTCGTCAATAAGCGAGTCACGGATCTCAGTCCAGTCCACAGTTTTATTGTTCTTCACATGGAGCGAAAAATGATCCCCCTTGAACCAGTAGGAACTAACCTTGTCGGCAGGGACTCCGTTTGCCTGGGCAAAGCCAACCATGTTTTCGTGAGCCTCATCTTTAGGAACCATGCGGCTTATCTGTTTCCTTATAGTCTCTTCCGATTGACTTAGCTCGGCTTCTTCCTTAAGCTTTACAGCGATCTCCGTATTGGAAAGCCCCATGTTCCTTAGCTCAAGTATTCTGTTTAGGTGTTCAGAGTATTTACTCATTTTTTGTTATTTCGAAAGCGTTTAACAAAACATCAGGGCTATTAGTGACTTCATACGCCTCCATTATTTCCTTTAGGTTGTGAAGCTGTGACTGTGTTGGTGATTTTTTCAATTCAAACCCAGCGTTATAATTTGACTTCCTGTCATAAACGTCGCAAGTCTGGCAAGCACCGAAAAGCAAAGCTTCCTCTAGATATTCGTTAGAAACTCTATCAAGGTAGATGTTGTTTTTGCAGTCGTAGTAATTGTCAGCAACGCTTCTCATAACGTCAATCTTATGTTTGTCAACTCCAGATATAGAAAAGGTCATTCCGGCACAGGAGGCGAACTTCATGTCAGCCAAGTACGCTTGGGGAGCGCGAAAGTAACTCAAGGCATCTGCAATTCGCTTGTAGGGCAGGTACGCTACGTTACGTAAAAACCAAGCGATCAAACGCCGATCACCGCAATACTTTGCGTGTTCACATTCAAACTCCCCAAGTATGTCGGCAGTTAGCCAATCAACCTCATTGTTGTCTAAAAATTTAGTGTTATTTAATTGTTCTAGTATATTCATTTGAAAAGATTAAACGTTTGTTTAAAATCCTTATCGTTAGAAACCTTAAACAAGAAACGATGTTGTCTTTTCCCGGCAGATTCCTGTACCACTCCGTGTGATTTACATTTGCCCTTCAAGGTTCTCATCGTTCCTAGTTTGTTTCCGTTAAGTCCGCAGAAGTAATTGTAGGCGCCAAACAGGTCTGACTGATGCACCCATTTAGAATGCTCGTCCTCCTGTGCCTTTTTGATTATCTCAATGCCTGCACTGCCCAAGAATGAAAGGAAAGTATCCCCGTCATAGCGTAGGTCATCCAGGGCTTGAGCCAAAGAGTCTGGCCTCACCATTCGTCCGTGGTTGTTTTGCATTTCAATTAAGCAAGACACCATGTCTAACACCATCTCTCGCTGTTCGTTAGGAGATGCCAACTTCAACCCAATAAAAGGGTCTCTGTTCCTCTCCTCAACAGGGTTGTTAAACTGAATGATGTCAATCCTTCTGCTGATCCCTGAGTCTCCAAGCGCGTGTGTGAAACCAATCTCGTTAGAGGCCACGATCAAAGACGCCCTCGGCACAAAGTATTCGACCTCCTTGTACAAACGACGACCGCTTATCTCTTCCTTAGAGACGATCTGTTTCAACACGTCCTTGTTGCCAAGGTTTCCTGATGCGTCACCGCAGATGCAAAGGATGTGATTAGCCAAGTCGATCCTGTATCGGCTCTCGTCCTTGGTTAAGTTCCTTAAATCATCTACTCGGCACGCATTCTGTTTTCCTATTGCAGCAACCACTGCGTCAATAAGTGTAGACTTACCGCTGGCTCCGACACCCATGAGCAGCAACATCCTCTGTGCGTGCATTGGATCTCCAGCGATGGCGTTAATAAAAGAAGAAAGAACATACCTTCTCATTTCCTCGTTAGGAATGATTTGTTCTATAAACTTCTTCCAAACGATCGATTCTTGACGTTCACCGTGGTAGTTAAACGGAAGGCAGTAAGTGAAGACAGACCTGTGGTCATGACCCTCAAGAAACTCTAGGGTGGTTTGCGATATCATTAATCGCCCGTCCCTAAAGTTGAGTCCTCTTGGGTTCATGTCCAAGTCTACTCCGTATCTATCAATACAGGCACTCAAAGACTTCTCGGTCGCTCTTAACACGTCAGGATCAATAGCAAACGATATAGGAAGATTCAGCCTGTTAAGAGCAGCTTCCATTATGTCATACATCTTGCCTGCCTCATAATATCTCCCATTAAACAGATGAACGACTTGTCCCAGCATAAGCACAGGCGTCTTTGCTTCCTTAGCTGCCCAGTTTATAACCGCAGCCAACGACGAGGGCATGGCTTTCTGAGGAATCTTTTTGTCCTCTCCAACCAAATGCACTCGCGTGTCGTCGCTCATCGCTTCAATGTTTGATATTACTTTCTCCATTCATAGCGTCTATTTTGCCTTCCAGTAGAGACAGGCGTTCAAAGATCACGGAAAGCGTAAGGTTCAATGTTTCTTCAGGAACAACGTCTTCTTCTGTTTCCAAAAAAGACAGGACGTCAGACCTCATGTCCATCGATCCGTTCTCTTGAAAAGTAAGTTCGGTCGCACATATGTCGCTTCCAAAGTCAGATACCGTGTCCTCTAGTATGCTCCAAAGAAGACTCGCCTTGTCTGATTCTAGATCCAAACAAGACTCCGCCCTGTTGCCAAGGACCTCTAGGAAGTCCTTTAGCAACAAGTAGGCGTAGGCTCTTGCGTTTAAGTTTGCTTCTGGCTTAGGCATCAGAACGGCATGTCGTTTGCCTCGCCTTTCGGCTCGTTTGTCTTTGCTTCAGGAGCACCTTCGTTAGATTTGCCGTCCATGCACTGCCATGCCTTGGCGTTACCCACGATTGGGGTTCTTGGGTACTCACCTCCACTGGCCTTGACCTCGTCACGAACAGCCTTCGGTAAACCTTGGCTCACGAAGTAGTCGTTGCCATATTCGTTATCAGGAGTGTTGACTAGTTTGAGGTCCAGGTACCGGGCTCCGTTCTTGCCAGGGGTGATGTACTTGTCATCGATTTTGTTTAGGTCGATCGATAGCGACACGCTTTTAGGGATTGTCATTCTTTGATAAATTTTCGATAAATAATCTGATCTGCTTTTGTGAGGGGTTTGGTACGTTCGTGAAGTGTTGTTGGTTCATCTTGAGCCGAATGATCAGTTCTTCTAGCGACTCAGGAGTGAATTTGCCTTCCACGATCTCATCTTCTATTACTCTTTCTTCATCTTGATCTATTGTTGAGGTTCTTAATAATGCGAGCAGCCACGTCTGTGTGCTCCAGTTTACATTTGGTACACCTTCGATCGGTGTGTTTAACAAGTCTTCTACCCAGTCGTATTCGTCACTCATTAATCTCGTCTTCTCCAAAAACGTTTAAAGTGTACAGGTCAGACATTTTAAGGATACATCTTGAGAGTGCTCTTTTTTCCGCCATGGCAATTGGGTAGGCTTGAGCGCCACCTCGTGTGTTCTTGGGTGAGGACTCACCAAAGGTTTGGGTCATCTTCGTTAGCGACTTGTCTTCTTGCTCTATATGTCCTATCGCCTTGACCACAAACTTGTTGTCTTGGGGGCTACTAAACTCAGGCACTGTGTCAAAGTACACAACAGCATTCAAGCCATTCTGTATCTTCTCAATACCGCGCCTGGAGATGATTACAAACCCTTGGGGTGACTTCCAGAAGTCGGTTGCCTGAAGGTCGTACTTCTTGGCTAAGGCTTTGAACCTTTTTATTTCATCGTCTTTCATTTTGCAAATTTAATCATTTTTCTTTAAAATCCTATAATCTTTCCATATTTTTTTCCAGTCCGGTTCTTCAGGCATAACGAACGACTTACTGTAACGCCTGCAAGCCAATCCTGACAAGTAAAGAGTCACTGAAGTCGGACAAGGGAAGTCTTCGCTCCAACGAGGCGGCTTCGGCCAATGCTTAGGACTCGCCATCGAGCATCTTTTTTAGAAACACATTGTTATTCTTCATCTCGATACTCAAGTCTTCCCTTAAGTTCCTGATCGTTCTTGCTTGCCAATCGTTCTCTAAGATGAGCAACAGACCTAGCGAAGCAACCTCTCTGAGGTTCTCATACTTCTGCTTACCAATGCTCTCAGGAGTTGACTTGCTTACAAAGTCAGCCATCAGTTCTAACCGGATCTTTAGTTTGTTTCTTGCTGCTAAAAACTTGAGCTCAGTCGCTTGATCCTCTGTCATAGGTTCTTGGTGTTAGGTTATGTAGCTTCATTCGCTCTAAGTATAACGTTTGTGACCACTCGTTGAAGTCAGTCGTCTTGTGGGCATGAACAGTCGACATAATCCTTGGGGCAGTCGGTGCAATTAGAGTAGAGCCAGTTCGTGACTTGGGTGTCCGATTCGTCAGCAAGTTCTTCAAGGTTTTGTATAGCATCTTTCGTTAGTTTTTCTACTTCAAGTTCAATCAGTATGTTCAAGTAATGTTTTGCCTTCTTTAGGTCTTCTAGTCCGTTCTTAGCCTGGTATCGGCTGACGTACTTTATGACATTGCCCTCCAGGTAGCCTATGTCGTTCTTCACTATGTACTCCAGTGGTTGAATCTCCATTGTCTTGTAGTGGTCACCGCCCACTTGTCGCTTGTCCTTGCTCATTTGTCTTGGTAATTAGTTGTTGGTAAAAATGCATCATGTCGTAGTTCTTCTCAAGCTCTGAAAGCTCGTAGCAGTGCTCGTAGTATTCTCTGATGCTGTTGCACGCCTTTGGGGGGTAGTTTGATTTATTCATAGGTCATGTATTGTGCCGTCTGTGTCTATCTGATGTGTGGTTGTAAACATATTGTATCCTTTGTCAAAGATCTCTTCAACAGTCACCATGATGCTGTTGTCTTCTTGGATCTCAAAGTGGAAGGTGTGATCCACAGGTGTTGCTTCTAGGTTGCCTTGAGAATTAAGCTGGCACTTCATGCCATGGTCAATTACTATCTCGTTAAAACCAATTGGATTAGCAAGAGCATGGTCATCCTTGATGATGCTGATTGACTGCTCTTGAGCTTCTGTTATTTCATACTTCATTGTCTTGGGGTTTCTCCAAAGGTACGTTAATTACTGAGTGCGTCACATCACCCTTGCTCACAACAATTGTTAAAATGCCGTCAACTTCATTGTTCGTCTCGATTGTAACTCCCTGTATTTCTGCTTTCATATTTTTTAGGTTGGTTGTAAATGGTTTTCAGATGAGGTACTTTTAAGCCAAACATTCTTGACATAAAGTACACGCTGTCTAGTAGTTCTTTCTCAATTCTCATGGGTTAGGAATGAATGATTTGGGGCAATGTAGCTCTTGATATTCTGCAATCCAAACTTTCCGTAGTGTTTTTCATGCATGGCTTCGAGGTAGTCCACTTCGTCTTGGTGTGCATCGCCACGCTTGACATGGATCTTGGCTATGTCAATGGCGTGTAGTAGTTGTCGTTCTGTTAGTTTCATTGTTCTGTGTTTTTGTTATTTTCTCTTTGTTGCTTTCGTCTTAACGCTCTTGGTGACAGGTATTTACCAAGCTGTCTTGCGCCCGAAGAGACTACACTGACCGTTGTCTCCTTGGAGTTTTTGTTTTGCTTTCTGCTCATGTTTATTGTTCTAAGTATTCTGTGTAATCAATCCATTCTAGTCCGTATAGGTCTTGTAGTTCTTCGTTAGTCATTGTCTCCATTTCCTTTGTCATTTCCAATCACTTCTGAGTTGTCCCAGTCTCGAACCACCTTGATGGGTATGTGGAAGTAATCACCATTCACGGGATCGTACCATGTTTCCATCTCACCTGCATACGTCTCCTCTCTGTATTCGAGGCGGTCAATTATTTCTTGTTTCATGTGGTATTTTTTGTTCATTGTTCATCGCGGCAATCGCCACATATATCGCAGAAGCTGTGGTCTTCTTCTGTCATTGGTTTCTCACAAAACTCGCAGTTGTATTCCTCGTTCATAGTTCAGATGTTTAGTAGTTTAAAGATTTCTGTTCTGATGTCGCTCATTCTTGAGTACAGGTACTCTCGTTCTTCTTCGTCTTGCACGTCAGCCATCGCTGCTGTAAACTCTGATTCAAAGGCAGAGAAGCAAGCGTTCGATGCTTCGTACTCGATTGAACTTACTGAGATCCTGTTTTGTAGTTCTTCCTCTGCTCGGCTTTTGTCGTAGTCTGTCATAATTGCTGGGTTTACTTTGCGTAGCTTAATCGTAGAGCTTGCATTCCTCGGTTTATAGCGTAATACTTTCCATTCATCGTCGCGTTGTTCTCGCCTCCGTAGTTTCTAGTGGCTTCTGCGTCAATTGCTTCGTGAAGCATTGCTCTTAGGTTGATTCGTTCGAATACCATTGTGCTGTTATTGTTGTTCATGTGTTCTTTGTTTTTACAATGTTAGTGTTCTTTGTTCTTACTCGCAAATATTAGTTGTTAAAATGTTACGTCCGTCTGTCCATAGGGTCTCTATCTCTTGGTTGTCTAGGTTGTCAGTCTCTTTGCGACCCATCCAATAGGGCTTGATTCTTGGGTTGAAGCGAACGAAGTCGTCGATGTGAGTCTGAGGTATCTTCCTGCTCAGCACTCTTACGTTCTCGCAGTCAATCCATGCACAGACCGTCTTGTTTGCTCCTTCGTTGATCTTCTTGGCTGTCGAGGCTTGGTTCCTGAGCTTGCACTTGCTCATCAATAGTGTAACCTCTTCAGGGTCGTGGTACTCAACGACATCTCTTGCTCCTGTGCCGTCGTTGACACGGGACTTGATTTGCCATTTCATGAAGTTCTCGCCTTGTGCGAGGTGGAATCTTACTTTATACATTGTCTTGTCATTTCTTGGTTGTACAAATCACGCTCTATTACTTCGTAAATGATACTCGAATCTTCGTCAGTATCGCAATCCCACAGAACTTGAATAAGTTCTTCCCAGTCTTCCTCGGTGTCTATGTTGACCACGATTACATCATCTTCCGTGTAGTGATATAAAGTGTAGCGCGGTGTCAGCTTTCGCTCTTCCCCATAGTCTAAAGACTTTAACATCTTTACGTTTATTGAATTCAACGCTTCTTGTAATTCTTTCATGGTTCTTAGAATTTAGGATGTGTAGCCATTAAGTGGTCTTCGTACCTGTCTTGAGAGGTCTTGAAGGTTAGGTCGCTCCAATCCTCGTATAGTGCGTCGAAGGACACACCCGGTCCGAGTTTGTTCTTGTAATCGAGGTGCATCATTTGGTCGCGGACGATGTTCTTGATGTGTTGGATTGTTTCTTGGGCATCCTCCCAATCGTTGTCAACTTCAAAGTTGAGTTCGAATGTAATTGTTCCTGTCATGATTTCTTTATGATTTTAAATTCGTCTGAAGTGTTCTTGAATATGTGCTTGATTCTTCGTAGTGTTTTGTTACACTCTTCGAGTGTTCCCTCGAAGTGCGTTGTGCCCCATCCCTTGATGACGCTTTGATTGCTCTTGCTTACTATTTGATACATGATTTCTATTTGTCGTTATTGAATGCTTCGATAAGGTCTTGAGGGAAGATTCGCTTGGAGTTTTCGAATATCTCTTCCGTGTCGTTGCCAAAATGGTCTTTGACTAAGTACGTTCCGATGTACTTGATTGATTTGATATGCGCTTTCTGAATGAATTGTCCTATGTAGAAGTAGAATTCTCCGTAGGTGAGTTTTAGTTTTGGTATGTACTGAAGTCTGAATCCGTGCGTGCTGTCTACCTTTATGATGTAAAACTTACGTGGTTTCTTGAGGGTGAAGTTCTTGTCGCTCATGGTTTCTAGTCGTTGATTTTGTATTGTGTTCTCATTGCTTGGTTCGCATCGGTCAGTCGCTTGCTGTATTGACTTGCGAGCCACTCGATGTGAGGTTGTGACATTTGTATTTCGTATGAGTCCGTAAGGTCTTCGTTCCATACCTGAAGGCTGATATCGAAGCCTGAAACCATAGGTTTGAAGCCTTGAAGCGTTAGCTCTTGAGCCGCTTGCTTGGTTGTGATTTGTCGTTCTTTCATCTTTGACATTGTTCTTGGTTTATTGGTTACTCCATCGGTTGCGGATTGCTACCCAAACGATGGCTTGGAATTCGTAGCCCTTGATGCCAAACTCTTTGGCGACCTTGAGCGTTTCCTCTTGGATGATCTTGTATTGTAGCGGTGTTATGGTGGATTGTAATTCTTTGCGCTTGTTGCTTCTTGTCTGACAAGCTCGCAAGTGCCATACATCGATGGTCACGAAGTTCTCATCAAGTTCTCCGACGTTCTTTGCAAAAGCGTAGGTCTTTGGTGATTTGGCAAGTATCTCTTGATTGCCTCTCGCTATCTCAAAAGCTTTGAGTTTGTTGGTTGTGTAGGTGCATACTTTGACAGCCACGCTTGAATGGTTGCTCTCGACTGCATCAAGCACCGCTCTTGCATCGATAAGGTTTCGTTTCCATTTGTTGTTCGGACTTAGTGCGCTGATAACGCCCGCAGTCACCAAGGGTGAGAAGTTCTTGCCGGACATCTCGTTTGCTACTTCGTTCGCTCTTGAGTACCAATTCAACCCGTCTTGGATTTCTTGGTCGCTTGCTTGGTTGCACCAATGGCGAAGGTTTGAGCGTATAGCCGCTCGTACCTTCGCGTTCTTGGTTACTTCTGATAGTGTCATGATTTCTTGGGTGTTTAGTTCTTGGTTGTTATGCTTTTAGGTCTTTGCCGTTGTCGTCTTTGGTTAGGTCGTACCATGTTCCTTTGAAGGCTTTTTCGAGTCGCTCCGCGTTGGTTGAGTCAGCCTCAAAGAAAGCGTCGATAAGTCTTCGTTCGAATCCTCCGCAAGTCACTTGCCGCTTGTTAAGTTCTTGCATTTGTGCGTCTGGCTTGTAGTTGTACTTTTTCATGATTTCTTGGTCTTGATAATGTTTACGATTGATTTGATTCCGTACTCGATGCATTCCCAAAGGGTTACAACGAATCCGAGCATGATGATTAGGGCAATTGAAGTCGCTAAGTCTTGCATGGTTCTTGGTTCTTGGTTCTTGGTTCTTGGGCGTAATTCACCCTTGTTAATGTTAGTGGAAACGATACGTCTCGCTCGTATATGCGCCATCGTATGGCTCGCGTTTCCTTGTCATAGTAAGGGCATCTCATCGATGCATTTTTTATCCCCTGCCCACCTTAAGTGTGAAGTGTTGTGTTGTCGCTCAACGTCATGGCGCACGATCCCCTACCTAACTCTAGTAGGGAAGCCACTCACAAATTTGTGGAGGAATCCGGTGGTCCTAAGACTCGACCGGACATAACTCACCCAATAGTTCGAAAGTCGCCGTGGTCCTCTCGCAAGTTCAAGTAATTACCCTATACACGACATAATTCGCCTAGTAGTGAAATTCCACGGAATTCCCATCATAGACTTTTCTGTCCCGTACGCGCTAGTGCATACCTTCCCCATTGAGCCAATCGGCTATTGAGATGTCGTCAGTATATAATTCGCCTTCCCCCCCTCGTTAGGGGGTGTCCCACCATGGCTGGTGGCGCTGTCGTTATTGATACCACAAAGATGCGACCGAATGTCTTTTGTTTCCAAATTTGGTACAAACTATTAGACGAATAGCAGAAAAACCTCGATGAATGTAGGATAATCTTCGACGAAAAATTTAGCCAAATGGCGTAACTCACTGATTTACAGGCAGTTATGGTTCATCGACATTATCAGGCGATTCGTCGATAACTCACTGATTCACAGGCAGTTAGCCCTTATTTAGAATCATTCTAAATTTCAACTTTTTTTTAAAGTGCTGATAATCAACGAGTTACGAGGGAGTTATATAATATATTCGCCTAACTCACTGATAATCAACGAGTTAGCTATATATATATACTAGGAACGCGCGACGCACGCCCGCACGCGTATAAAACAACAAATTGACAATTCCAAATAAAAAGGCAACTATTTTCCGTATTTGGTGTGCATTTTAACATATTTTAACATTATAACACCAGAAATCCGTTAATCGAAGAAAATTGCACATTCATCGACGCTCAGACCGAAAACGTCGAAAAAACCAAAACAGGTAGTGCACCCCCATAATGCACCTAAAGTCGCTTAAAACGGCTAAAAAACGGGTCTGTCGGATTCCTTACAATTCCAAGCGAAAACAGGGTTATTTTGTGAGAGTTATTAACAAAGCTATCAACACCATATCTAAGCCTCGCGAATAGGTAAAAAAGCAACACGTTCGACGGCGTTAACATATTTTAACATATTTTAACATTTTAGCATTAACTAAAATATAACGTGTACTTTGGACACGATATTAGTAATTTCGATGAACTGCCTATAATCATCGATGAACCATATATAATCATCGACGAATCGACGAACAGCACATTATCATCGACGAACACGCTATAATTATCGACGAAGGGTAGGTGTACTTTGGACACGATATGGCA